TCACGGCGTTGATAAATGCGAAGTTCAAATGTATTTTACAATGGCTGACACCTACGCGGACACCATACCGCAACCGGGTGACGTTACAACCTTACAGAATTACATTGATGTTCGTAAGCCTGCGGGAGAATTCTTTACAGCCATTGCACCCGTTGCCGACCCTGTTGATTTCAATATTGCGATTACTCCTGACAATACGACTACGAGAAACGCTGTCGAAGCGCAGCTAAACGACCTGATTAAGCGTAAGCAGGAAGAAAACGGAACATTGCAACTATCAGATATTTATGAATCTATAGGCCAGACTGAAGGCCTTACAAACTGGACACTTAACAGCCCTAGCGCAGACGTTACAACTGCATTAGGCGAGGTTCACACGCTAGGAACTATCACATTTGTATAATGTCAGAACGCAATTACAAGAAAGCGCTTTTTAAGCTTATGCCTAGGGGTAGTATTTACCCCCGCGAAGAGGCTAACACGAATTATAAGAAGCTGCTTTGTGCATTAGCCGAGGAACATAAGCGCCTCGATTGCGAAGCTACGGACCTACTAAACGAAGCAATGCCCGATCAGACAGGGCGATTTTTGGAAGATTGGGAGAGAGTTTTAGGGCTTCCAAAATGCGGCGTTCAGCTTGAGACACGCGAAGAACGTAAAAACATGGTTTTAGCTATGCTTAACCTTGGCGTTTTCTCGAATGCTCAGTTCTTTGAGAACATAGCCGCAATATTTGGATTCGACGCAACTGTTATTGAATTAAAACCTTTTAGGGCTGGTTCATCAGCAGCAGGCGACCCCCTGAATGGCTTAGAGCAAAAGGGAACAATTCTAATAAGGGCCTCTTGCGTTGAGCAATATTACTTCAGGGCTGGCAGTTCAGCAGCTGGCGAGAAGCTGACAAGCTGCGGAAACGAAGGGCTTGAATGCATAATCAATTTCTTTAAACACTCATGGCAATACGTAGTATTTGAGTATGTATAATAATATTGAAATTTAAAATTAAAAATATAAGGTTTGAATCATGTATAATATAGACACCGATGACGCAGTAGGGGTATTACCGCCTATTCCAGCCGCTGGAACAGAGAAGTTTTTTCAAGATACCGACCCAACGGGGGGAACTATCCTGCCTGCTTGGTGGGTAAATATGATTCAGGGCGAAATCAGAAACGTTGTAGTCGGTGCTGGTCTAACTCCTAACAAATCAAGCTTTTCGCAGTTAAAGGCAGCTATTGACGCTTTGATTGCTTCAGGTGGAGGCGGTGGCGCTGGTGGTGGTTCTGGATATGGCACAAAAGCCGGAATGATAACAGAGCCTGATTCTGGAGATACGGACCACGACATAAGAATAAATATAGGTGTTGCCCTTGATTCAAATGGCGTAACTCCTATGAAAATAGATACGCCAGTCATTAAGAAAATTGACGAGCCTTGGGCGCCCGGTTCTGGATTTGGTGGATTTCCAAGCGCTGGAGGTTCTGGCCTTACACTTTCTCCTAACACTTGGTATCATTTATTTGTAATTGCAAAACCCGGCGGCGCTGATGTTGATGCAGGATGGGATACAAATCTTGATGCAAGCGTTCTTTTGAACGGCGACAACGCGGGCGCTGATGGATATACTTTATTTAGACGCGTAGCCTCAATATTAACAGATGGAACAAGTAACATTATTCCATATATTCAGATATTTAATTACTTTGAGCATTTAGATGATTCTGCAGATACAGCCTACACTAATAGCGGGCTTCAGGTCGTTAGATCACCTTTAGGCGTAAAAACTAAGGTTGATATAGGGCTAAGAGCAGATGGAAACGCGGGCGGAACTGCTATTATAGTAAGTCACCCAGATAGCGCAAACACAACAAGAGGCCGCGTTTGGTCGCAGGCTGCAGATGGTGATTACGCAATTGACTGTTCTGTTCTTACTGACGAGCTTTCACAGATCAGAATTATTAGCGCCGCTGGTGCTGATTCTGTTTCTGGTAGCGTAAGAAGCTGGCAAGACTTTTTCGAATTAGACGCATATAACGCTGTTCCGGGTGGGGGCGGAGGCCAAGAAGTTTGGCAGGAAATAACCGCAAATCATGCAGCTGTAGCAGGCGAATACCTAATGATCACCGAGAACATTACAATTACGCTACCTGCAAACCCTTCGCCTAATGACAAGGTTGTTTTCGCTCAAAATGCTGGTGATCTTTCAGCTAATCCAACTACAATAGATGGAGGTTCGAATGATATTTCAAGGAATGGAATTGAAGCAGACGCGACAACATATGAACTGGATGTCAATTTCGTAGGCCGTCAAACTCTTGTATTTATTGGTGGAAAGTGGCAAATAACTTAATTTTAATTCAAAAGTATAAATAAAATGGGACTATCAGCACTAATAGGCGGCGTTAAAAAAGTTACAGAATTCGAAGTTTCTTCACCAGTTGCAAATGATACATGGCAATCTGTTGACGTAACATCTGCAGGCGTAACGGATATAGATAAAATGGAGCTAAATCTTCTTACAAGCACAGGTTCAAGGGGTGATACTGGTGCAGGTGGTGGACATAGGTTCCACGACTTATCAATAAGAATCGCAAGCGCAACTTCGGTACAATACAGATTATCAACTACTGCGGAAGCAACAGATCCTCTTGTTTTTCAAGTAATTAATCATAGATAAATGGGAAATGCCGCCGATACTCACGGTTACGTGATTGAAGATAACGGGCAAATCGTAGAAGATAGAGAATTTAAGGGAAATCCTAGCCTATCTGAAACGGTTAAAATGTCTAATAGGTCTGGTGTTGTCATTCAGGATTGCGAAATAGGAGCATCAAGAGAAGATTGCTTAGATATTGTTAGAGGCGATACTTTGACAGTAAGATCCACTGACTTTCATTCAGACGGCGCGATTCAGGCGGTTACATGCAAGGCGGGTTTTAGAAAGCTTCGTTTTATTGATTGCAACTTTTACGGTAAGCCAAAAATGGCTTATGTTGTTCTTGGTAATTACTCAGATTACGACTACCACAGGCGGCAGAAGGTAAAAGACGTTGAATTTCACAACTGCCATTTCGACAAGAAAGACAAAGCGGTTATGCTTTTCGATGCAGACAAGCCCCGAATGATTGACTCAAATGGAAAAATAAATAAAATAGGGTGGATATTTCGCCCGATTGTTGTATGGTGTTATTTTAACTTCCGTAAGATTCAGCAATTTTTATTTGAAAAAGATAGAGTTAAACGAGCAAAAGAGGCGCTAAAAAATGGGTGATACTTTCGAAAAATTTAGAAAGCCAGTTCCGGGACAGGTCAATTACACTTTTCCAGTTCCAGCAACGGCGCAAACACTGGACGAAATCGGGGTTAGTATAAACCCTAAAACAAAATTAATACGAATTTCTTTTGACGGTGACCCCGGCACAATAGTAGCCCGATTCAGGGATGGCGGACAAGACCCAGACGCAACCAACGGCGACCCTATTTTTTGCGGTGACATTGGCAAAGTTTCGGGATTTCAGTTCGACAATATTAAATTTATAGCCATTGGAACGCCTGTTAATATGCATATTAGGCAGTATATGAGCGGAAACCTTTTTAACCTTTAAGAGCTTAGAACTATGATTATTGAGAGAAAAGGCGGAGGAGGCGGAGGCGGCGGCCCCGGTGGTGGTGTTGACAACCCAATGACAGCCGACCTAGATACTGGCGGTTTTAAGATCCTTGCTAATACTATAAATCAAGATGTAATTTTAGAATCTTACGGCGCTAATGGTTCTGAGGTTTATTTGACTGACAGAATAGGCGGGAACACCCTTCAAAGCGGCAGCAATGGAATAAGACTTTATAAGGACATATTCGCGCAATCTAGTGCAGTTGATTTAGGCATTATATCAAACCCTTTTGGAAATGTATTTATTTCAGGTCAGATCAATAATACTGTAGGTGATCAGGTAATTGAGCCGGGACCAGCAGGATCCTTAATAGTTCGTCAAAATGGAGGGACACCGGGCGCGGATGAAGTTGAAATAAGCTGTGACGGAACTTCAGGATTCATTGAAACGCCTAACGCAATTGGGGGCGGCTTAATTATAAGAACGAATAATAATAGTTCCCCTGTTATAATCGGATCAAATAGCGGCGCTGATAATGTTAGATATTTAAGGGCTTTTAATGCATTTTATCCCGGCTCTAGCAACACAACCGATCTAGGAAGAGATTTCTTCGCTGAATGGAGAGATTTATTTATAGGTGGTCGCGCAAGGGTGGGGGCTTCGACCGCTTCTAAATCTTCTTTAAATATTCCTCACGGGGTTGCACCTTCCGCGCCTGTAGATGGCGACATGTGGACTACTTCAGCAGGTTTATTCGTTCAAATTAACGGTGTAACCCGTAGTGTAAATTTAACCTAAATCAATAAATAATAACTAAAATAAAATGGCTTCAATAAATTCAAATACAGGCGAATACCTTCGCGTAATGTTAAAAGATTCTTCGCAAATTAATCTTTTCAATAAGCAATTTATCGCGGAAGTTTCACGCGACAAGGCTATGCGAGACAATAAAGCAAAGTTCGATCAACCAGAATACATCAAATTCGGTTTTAAAGAGCGTTGGAACCTTGAGATTACAGGCACAACAAAACTTGATCATATAGCAGACGAATTTTACCGTTGTTTAGCCCTTGAGGATGGTTTCAAGGCTGAAGATGGTTGGTTAAGCGACGAATCTTAATAAAATGGGTTCAGACAGATTTACAGCACCTATAAAGGACGCAGGCGAAAACTTTGACATGCCGGGCGCTGCTGATGATTTATCTAATCTTATACTTAAAGGGTTTAGCGATCAGGCAAATATAATCGTTTTGAGGTTTGGCGGTGTCCTTGGTCAGCAAGTCGGCCAATTTACCGATGATGGATCAACGCCAAGCCCAACAGTCGGAGCGCCGATTTATGCAGGTCAGGAATGGGAAGTTTCAAGACGTTCATTTGAATGCACAAAAATTATAGGTATAGGCGCAACTATTTCGGTGAGAGTTGAGCAATACGAAGCAGAAAACCCATATAATAACAAGCCTTGTTAAATGAAGCTTTTACGTAATGCGCCGGGTGTTGATGTATCGGGAACTGTAGTACATAATAACACTTCAGGCTTACAGGGTGGTAATTTATCAGAGCGTTACCATTTGACCGCATCAGAGGCGGCACTTGTCCCAAATGCAGAGCAAAACACTAATAAAGGTGTAAATAATGGATATGCAGAACTTGATTCATCTGGTAAAGTTCCCACAAGTCAATTGCCTGCGAGCGTTCAAAACGGCGAATATTTGGGATCTTGGGACGCTTCAACTAATACACCTACATTATCAAATGGTACAGGTAATAATGCAGATAATTATCTTATAAGTGTAACAGGGACTCAAGATCTAGGAGACGGATCAAAAACATATTATTCAGGCGATGAACTTAAGTATAATGGATCAACTAGCAAGTGGGATAGTTTCGGAAGGCCTGATAATGTTCAATCTGTAGCCGGTAAACAAGGGATTGTAACTTTAGATGCATCAGACATTTCAGAGACGGCAAGTCTTAAGATAATGACCGCAGCAGAGAGGGCAAACCTTGCAAATCAATCAGGGATAAATACAGGAGACGAACCAGATGCAACGGAATCCGTAAAAGGTATAGTTGAGCTAGCCTCAGATGGTCAAAATGCGGCTGGTGTAGCTGTTCAGGGCGATGATTCGAGACTTTCAGACGAGCGCGTCCCAATTGATAATAGCGCGGATAATACCAAACTTGCAGATATGCCTGCAAACACAGTAAAACTAAACAATACAAACGCAATATCAGACCCGAATGATTTATCTATGCCTGCGTCTACGATATTGGCTAGGCTTTCAAGTGGAAATATTAAAGCAGCAAATCCAACAGAAATAAGAGATTTGCTTGATATTGAAGAGGGACCATTGCCTATAATCGTTTTATCATCAACTGACACAACAACAACTATAAGCCAATCTACGGCACAGATTTTATCATGGGATGTTGAGACTGAAAAAGATAGCGAATTCCTGCATGAAAATTCAACAAATAATAGCAGGATAACAGTCATCGACGATGGAACTTATAAAATTCAAGCAAATATTAGGATCGAGTCATCAGGTCAAAGAGTGCAAGCTGTTTCAAAGATTTTAATAAATGGCGTAGTTCAATCTCAGCCTTTTGGTTCATGTTATATTAGAAACTCGGGTAGTTCTTCTGATTTTTGGACATGCGTAATTAATCCGCCTCCTATAAAATTAAACGCAGGAGATTATATTGAGATACAAATACAAGTTGAGTCTCAAATTACTACAGCATTAACAGCAACCTTTTTAGGGAATGATTCAAGCTTTTCTATTACTCAGTATAAATTTTTAAAAGGCGATAAGGGAGACACTGGATCAGGTTCGAATATTATTGTTAAAAAAGGCGGGATTACTATTGGGACGCTTACAGATGTAATAGATATCATAGGAGATGTTCCTGTTATAGATCAAGGTGGAAATGTAACGAGCATTGAAATCGGAAATTATGCTCATTCAACAGGCATTAAGCAAATTCCTGATTCTCAGATTTTCAGAACAACAATAATAGGCGGCGGAGCTGTTGACATTGATAATTATAACCCGGGTATTTTTAATTTACACTTTATAGATCCCGGCACAAACGACAGGGATTTTACAGGTATAGTTGCGCCGCCTGCGGGCGTTAATAGAGTTATTATAATAATAAATACAGGCACAAATAATTTAAGCTTTAAAGATGAAGACAATGCAAGTTTAGCATCTAATAGGCTTGCCCTTGCGGATAAT